GAGATAGAGTACAAGGGTATTGTCACGATCATGACATTACAGGCACTAGGAGATCAAAATATGAGATGGGACGAGTCTCCTGCTCAAAAGTCCTTCCATAATCGAGATGAACCTTATCATATTCTTCGACGTGACGGAAAGCCTATATATGATCTTCTGGAAGACCATCCTGCCACTCCTTATGGTGAGAAGTATGAGCTGATTATGATAATAAAAGACGGTGGAATAAACAGTGAAGGAGGGAATACCTATAGGAGATGCACCATCTCTGATCTAAAATTATGCTGTTTACAATGGTCTCCTATCCCTCCTAAAGAACTAGCAAAGGCTACTATCTAAATGGCTATTGAAATAGATGATGTTCTCCGTCATTTTACAGACAACCTAATTGATGACCCCATTCTGGCAGAACATTATTTTCTGGATGGCCACGAATTGACTGAATCTGTGCTATACTTTATTGAATGGCAACGAAAGCGTTTTCTAAAAGTTATGAAAACTAAAAGAGGACGAGCAAGAATTTCTTACGAGGATGTAGTAAATGAATATAAACAGAAGAAGCTTCTTTAGAACGTGTGCTATAGGCTTGGCGGCTGCTGTTGGAGCGAGCCCTCTTTCCCGTTCGGGACAAGCTAAAGACCTAGTAGACCACACAAAGGGGGTCGAGCCTGCATCATTAGGGGTAGACGAAAATCTAGTGGAATTCGATTATGGAGAAGGTTTCACTAAAAGAATGAAAGAGGTCATGAAAAAGCAGAAAGCAAATCCTTCTTACTACTGGGATAAAGGTAATCTTTCCGATTTATATATATCTCCAGAGGCTATGGAGGACATTAAAAACTGGAGTGTCGATCAAATAGACGAAGAAACACGAAAAGAAATATTAAGTAACTCTTCGGAAATAGCTCATATGCATGGAAGCTCAATTGGTGTATGTAAAGACTTAGACAGGGAAGAGATTCATGAATTAGGTCGCAGAGGCCCTTACCGTAGGCATCTAATCTTTCCTGTTGATGATGACTTTACAGAAGAAATAACAATGGTTGGGAATACCAAGTCTTGGACAGAACCAAAAGAAGAGAAGCCTGTTAGCTCTGCTATTGATTTCCAGCTAATGTATTGCAAGGATGCTCGATGGGATGTAATGGCTCGTGCGGCAGATATCCTTGCTAAAGGAGCAAAAAATGCCTGAGTATAGTTTAAGATGCGAGGATTGCGATCAACCCTGGAGCGAATTATGGAGCTTTAACGACTATGAAAAGAAGCTTAATGATGCTGAGTGCCCTGAGTGTTCTAGTAGTAAGGTCTATAGGGATTACTCTTCGGATACTATGGTCACTAATTATATCAAGGGTCTCCACGAGTGTGCGACACTTGGTGAATATGCGGACAAACAAACTAAAAAATACGGCAAAGATAAATGCGAAGAAATGAGCCAGGACTTTAATAAGTTTGATAAAAGGGAAAATCGCAGCGGAGGGATGGAAGAATTGCCTACTGGTATGACCCGAATGACCGAGGACGGCAGTATGCCTTCTCCTATTACTAAGAAACAGGCTATAAAGAAGAGAAAGAAAAAGAAATGAGTTATTTTCAAATCAAAAATGATGATGCTAATGATACAGTCAGGGATCAGGCCACAGAAGTATTCACATTTAAAGGCACAGAAGACTATTTAAATGCTGAAGAATATCCTATGGTTGATATAAATGCCCTTGACGAAGGGACAGATATCTTCGCCCTTCCTGATGCCTATGCAATAAGGGTAGATACAGGAACTCGAATTCGCTATTATGTGAAAAGAGGAAAGTACGGAAAGCTATTTAATCCCATCGGACTATACAGCGAGGGGACTCAACGTAAACAACACCGTCATGCGGGTAAGCCAGCATGGGAGTTTAAAGAAGCGACCCAAAAGGTTTTTACCTACTATATCAAGTTTCTCCGTAGTAGAAATGCAGCATGGCTTAACAACGCAGAAAGGGAAGTATGATGACAGCAAAAGGTAGACTAGGAAAGTCAGAGAAGTATGTGATAGAGGGTATGTTTGAGGACGGATATAGCTTCGCAGAAATAGAAGAAGAGACAGGTCGCAAGGAAGCTACTATTGAGAAGCATCTACGTAGTCTGGCCGAGGCGGAGGTAGAAGAGACTGAAAAAGAAAAGCCGAAAGGTAAAAACAAGGGACTCTTTGTTCGTAAAACTATGATGAAAAATAGCACAGGTGTCAGCATTATGACCGAAGCAGAATCTTCTAGGGGTGAGAGGCCAAAAGGGGAAAGCCAGAGTACAATTAAGGAAAGGTACAAGAAAACAATCCATAAAATCTCTGACGAAAAATAAATGGCCAAAGAACGATCTGATAAAAGTCGCTATCAATCCAGGTATGCTCCCCGAGGATGGGTTCATGCCGCCCAGTACATAGCTGAGCTTATCTGTGAAAAAAAGGCTCAGAATGACAGAGCGGATCTACCCCTTCGCTTCTGGGAATTGCCAGATTGGAAAAAGTATTTTCAATTTCAGGTCGTATTAGCTAACCGCCTCATCAAAGAGCATGGAGAACATGCTGTTATCGCTGCTCTACGCGATAATCGTACATACAAGACCTACTCTCTTCGTAGCGGGTGGCTACATAAGGTCATTGAAGAGTATGTACTGAAGGAGGAGATCTCTCGACAAATAGCTGAAGAGGTGTTATATGATTTTAGGGAAAAGAAGACCTTTGATAGTAACAATTCAAAGAAATCCGTAATATCAGAACTGAAAGACCTAGAATGAATGACGCATTTGAAAAAGATATCCTTAAAGAGTACGGGGAAGTATTACTTGATCCAGCAACGATCATTGAGAATGCTCCTCCTATAATTCCACTATCACCTAAACTAGACATAGCCTTGGGGGGAGGAGTTCCCGAAGGCTCTTTGTTTGTCATGACTGGCCCAGAGAAGGTTGGTAAAACTGTTACAGCATTACAGTTCTGTAAGAACGCTCAGAAGGTACTGCTAGAAGATGGCACTCGTCGTAAGATTATGTATGGCAATATTGAGGGTCGCCTCAAGAAGCGTGACCTACTTGGAGTGAACGGCCTTGATCTTGACCCAGAGTTTTTTAAGGTTATCGGATCAAAGAAAGGCAACATCTTAACGGGAGAGAAATATCTTTCAATTTTTGATAAGCTGGTTCACTATGTACCACATTCTGTTGGAGTTATAGACTCCTTCTCAGCTCTAGCTTCAGAAAAAGAGCTGGTGCAAGATATTGAAGATGCACAGGTTGCGGTTATGCAAAAGTTTATTGCAAAGTTTACCCGTCGCTTCGCTAATGTGTTGCCTATCAATAGAGTAACTCTTGTAGGGATCACTCATATCATGGCTAACATTGGTGCTATGGGAAATGCAAAAAAGAAGACAGAGAAGTCGGGCAACGCACTGAAATATGCCCAAGACGTGAAGCTATACGCTACCCATAAAGAGCCTTTAAAACAAGGTGAGCATCAGATAGGGCAGAAGATTAATTGGATCGTGGAGAACACCGCAACGAACACTCCTCCAGGTCAAAAGGTGCAAAGCTACATGAAGTATGGGCATGGCATTTGGGAGGAAATGGAATTGGTTGACGTGGCATGTGACTTTGGGATCTTAAGAAAAGCTGGAGCATGGATCAAGTGGCCAGATGATAGTCAGTTCCAAGGGAAGGTAAAAGCAGCCGCGTATCTTGAACAAGACAGAGAAGCTTTTGATGATTTAAATAAACAAGTAAGAGAAATGGCAGGACTAGAATAATGAAAAGAAGAGACTTTGTAAAAGCGTTAGGCGTCTTAGGTATTAGCGTCCCTCTTGCTGTCGATCTTGAGGCTGCTGGAGTCAACATATCAACTACTACTTTAGATGATGTAGATCCCGATATAGGCAAGGACTTAAAGGTAGATCTCAAGAAGGTAATGTCTCCTATGAGGAAGACAGCCCCTTCGAATAAAGGCTTTAATCTGCCTCCACAAGCAGTGATTAATGATATTGTCATGAGGATAGGCAGTTATGACATGAAGACCTCTGAAGCTGCGATGGAAGAGTTCTGTGTTATTATTCAGGATGGCGTAAATGCTTCTATACGGGAAGATATTGTCTTTGATATTTTTCATGAGCTTCACTATGTTCCAGAGTCTCCAAACCACAACTCCTATTGTGTCTTCTCGTTGCCAAAAGGCATAGACAGTGCCTATATAATACCTAATCATGGCCATGTCCCAGATAGACTCACAGAAGGAGACCATGTAGCCGTACCAAACTATGAAATAGCAAGCTCAATAGACTGGCGTTTGGTCTACTGTCGTGATGTTCGATGGGATATATTAGGGGCAGCAATAGAAGCCTTCATTGAATCCTTTAGAAGCAAACTATCTACAGACGCTTGGAATACTTTGATTGCTGCTGCCTTTGATCGCAATAACACTGTATCAGGACAGAGTATCATGCTGATAGAGAAGATGAAAGAAAAGATGAGGGAGGATGGAAGGTGTCTTACCGACGCTTATACTAGTCCCGAGCTTATTCAGTCGTGGTTTATAGAAGAATATGGAGAAAAGGCTTGGCAAGAAGCTATCAAAAATAAAGGACTTCTTTATAAAGGTATCAAGATACATTTCCATGACAGCTTCTCTTATGCGGGAGAAGCTAACAGATTTATAACATATGAGTTGGGGCTACCTCCTATTTCTCTTAAGAGCGAAATGTTTTGTCTTGGTCTAGATCAGTCCAATGGATCATATCCTTTTTATATAACCAGGCCAGAGACACAAAAGGATATCATGCTTTATAGTGATTCTAACCCTCATCGACAACGGCGTGCAGGAATGTATGGTTGGGGCCTACAGGGAATCTCTGTATTGAATAATAAGTATACGATCTTAGGGAGATATTAAATGCGAAGAAGAAGTTTTTTAAAGGGCGTAAATGAAAACTCGCGATCTTGATGGGGATATAGTAGACTGGAAGCCAAGCGGTGAGATTGTGACGGCGGAGGATACCCGTAATAGATCACAGTTACATCTAGCAGCTCGACAGATACTTTATGAACTGTTCCCTACGACACAGATAATTGAAGAGGTGTCCATCCCTATTAAAAGGGGGGTAACTCAGTACTTTGATTTCTTCATAAGCAATATTAAATTGGCTGTGGAGGTCAACGGCCAGCAGCACTACAAATTCAATAGTCTGTTCCACTCTACAGCTTCCGACTTTATGGCTCAAAAAAAGAGGGACCAGGACAAGCGGGACTGGTGCGAACAAAACAGAATAACCTTGATAGAATTACCCTATAACGAAAAGATAGAAGAATGGCTGACGAGAATACAAAGCCGATGACGCCAAGGGATAGGCTTGATAAACTCGATGAGGTGTTGAATGAGTACGAAAAGGGGCTGGGATTGCCAGCCTTTATTGAGGGCCAAGAAGACACAGAAGTTCAACGATACTTGTCGCTGGGTCCAAGGGACCGCGAAAAACTAACGCTAGAAGATTGTGCTGAGGCAGCGTTGGTGCTAGGCAACTACGCATTTT